TGACAGTTCAATCTTCATCATCGCTCCCTTCCGGCGGGTCTGTCTTCACATCACCCTGCCCGTTGCACATTTCACATATTACGCGCTTGCCGGTGTCAATCTCATACCGGCCTTCACCAAAGCAGTTGTCACACGGCTTATAGTGATCCATCACATATGGCGGCACATAGCCTGTGGGATAGCTGATCATTGCACCACTCCCCAGTTGCCAGACATCCACGCCCATATTGTGTATTCTTTGCCCCACACGTCAAACATCAGTGACGCCACGGCCAGCAGAAACACAAACCCAAATATCTCTTGCCATAAACGCATTTTGCAAACTCCCGTTTTGCTGTGATAATTAGATAAAATTTGAAAGCGATAATGTAACGTCAGGACATCCAGCAGCAATCCATTCCTGATGCCGCTTATGTGCTTCAATCTGTTTTGCGGTTGCTGGCTTCCATTCCATTTCGCCAGTAACCTCATTGACGTAAACGGCGTCAAATGATCCGTCAGCCCACTCAATCAAATCACCGATTGTTTTTGTCCAATTTTCCATAACTGATCTCTATTTGTTGGGGCGGGGCTGTTAAGCCGCCGCCTTGACGTTGTGTTTTGCAACATACCTTGTGTGTTCCCAAACGCGTCCGTCTTTCAATATCATTTGCAAACCAAACCGCTTTGCCGTTTCAGAAATTACGACAAACTGTTTTTCTGAATAATCATCGCGTGAAAGGTCTGTAACGATGTCACCAATTTTAATTTGTTTAGTCATTTTGGATACTCCCGTTTCCTTGTTGATGACTTACAGTGCGCCTTTTTTTACCCCTAGTCAACACTTATTTCCACTTTTTTACACATCAGCACCAACTTTTTTTAATTCGGCGATCACATCCGGTCTGTTTTGCTTGTAATAGGTGCGTAATCCATCACCCATTGTCTGCCACTGTTCCAAGCTGATCATTTTACGCTGTGGTGGTGTCCATTCTGTAGATTGCCCGTTAATCGGCCTAGAACGCCCCGTGACGCGCTTTGGCTTGTTTTTGGCATCACGCATACACCAGTTGCGCCAGAACGCCTGTACGTCGACATATGCGGCTTTATTGCCGTTTTGCTGATCCCACATTCTGATTGCTTGTAATACCTCGCCACCATTTAGACCTTTGTCAGCGGCATAGGCCAGATCTTCATCAGATGGCGTCCAATCGCAAACTTTGGTTTTTCTATTTTTATTATTTATTGTTTTATATTGTTCGGGTGACAGATGGGTGTCACTACTAGGTGACAGAGCTGTGTCACTAGGTGACACTGTGTCACCTACCTTAGTTCGTAATGGTTCAATATGGTATCTATTGGTTTTGTTTGATGTCTTATCGACCGACAAAAGCCCCATTTCAACCAGCTTTTGCACTTTACGCATCACAGTGCGTTCGCTACAACTTGCCGCGATTGCCAGCCATTTAATGCTTGGCCACGCCACATTATAATCATCGTTATAACGGTCACTGATGCCGATCAGCACCAGCTTGGCAATACTGTCACCGATGTTTTGCTCTAATGCCCACGAAACTGCCTTAATGCTCATCGCTTATTATCTCCAATGTAAGTGCGGCATATCCAATAATGTCCAACAGGCTATCAACGTGCTTGCAGTCGCTGTTTGCTAGACGTGACAGTTTCATTGCGATCATCATCGCACCAAACTGCTCCGGCGTTATGTCTTTGCCAGCGATCATCGACATCATCTGGCTTGTCTGCGTCCAGTTTTTCCGCAGATCGCCGTAACTTTCCCCGCGCTGTTTCAGTATCGCTTGCACATTTTCTAGTGCTTTAGAACGGTTCATTTAACACCTCTAACACTTGAAATTCATCAATAGGCACTTCGGCCATCAATCCATAATCACGTTCAATACCACGATCACGCCTGCCGCCAATGGTCGTTTCAAAATCGACCTTGAAACTGCAACAGCCTACCTTATCCATCCACCGCACAATCAAAAACGTGGGAATGCCGGTTTCAAACGCCACTTGCCGCGCATAAATCATCTTGTGCAGATGGATCAATGACGTTTTGTAGCGGTTCATATTGAACGTGCGGCATTTTATTTCAGCAAATGCGGCAATCTTACCATCACGCAAAAGCGCAAAATCAAGCTGGCAGTATTGTGGCAACTTCACTGGCGTGACCTTCCACTTTTCGGCCACCATCGACATCGTGATCAATTCCAGCTTCAAATTTTCAGTTGTTTCCATTCCGGCCCCCATTTGGATCAGTTGACAGATTATTTGGGTTGAACGGTATGACATTGTGCCGGTTGCGTTTGTTTTTGCAGTAATCAGCGCGGATCACGCCAAGCGGTTCAATGCCATCTTCAATCTGTCGCGGATATACCCGCACCTCGATGCCGGTCTTGCCTTTAAACAACTGCACTGTCAGATCTTTAATATCGATCCAGCTTTCTGTCGATAGCATCGTATAGGTGCGATCACCGATTGTTTGATAACCGTCATCCATTTGCTAATATCTCCCGCGCCACATAACAGAACGTGTCAATGTCCATTTCACAGGCGTATCGCCAGTCGTGCTTTTCAGCCAGATCGCCGGACATTATGAAAAAAGCCAGATATGTCATTGCCTGCACCGGCAATCGCACCCGCGTTTGTTGTCGATCCAGTCGGTAAAACAATGCTGGCATTTTACCAGCTTGTTCAGCGGCAGTGCAAACCTGATCCCACCATTTCGGATCTACGCCGGTTTTTCTGCGCTTGCATTCTATGACAAAAGGAAAATCGCAATCATCAGTATATAGATCGCCAAGGTTTTTTTCGCGTGTTTGTTCCAGTTCGCGTTGAAAATTAAGGCCAAGCTGATGATGCAATTCTTTAGCAATTTCATATTCATAGCCCTTGCCTTTATTGCGGCTTTTCAATCCAGACATCACTGCCCCCGTTCGGTTAATTTTGCCCATCATTGCCGAAATGCGATAAATCTGTAAAGCATAAAATTAAATGTTGCAAAATGTGAAACCGTGGAATACGGTAGCGGAATGAAACGGGAAATCGGAAAAGAATGGCGTGACGCTGACCTGACACACTTATCTGTCAGCCAGCTAAATCGCACGCCTGCATATTGGATTTACGCATATCTGTATCTGCGTGATGATCGTAAAAACATAACTGTTGGCGAAAACGCCGCAGTCGGCACAGCCGTTCATAATGGCTTGCAGTCTATCATATGTCACGGTTGTGATGTAAGTGATCAAGTGAAAGCGGCGCAGATTGCGTTTGATTTTCACGATGCTAATCAGGATCAGGCCAAGCGCGAAAAATACCGCGATTGCATACCGGATATGATCGGCAATGGCATACAAATATTAACCGAATATGGCTTTGTCGGTTCGATCGATGAAGAACGCATTGAAACGTGGCTGGATGGTGTCAACGTGCCGCTGATCGGTTTTGTTGATATGCTGGTGCCGGATACGATGTTTTGTGAAATTAAAACCAAAGCACCGCGCAAAACCAAATTGCTTAAAGATGGCACGCAGGGATGGGCCAAAGCGACCCTGCCAAAAGCACCGGAAAAAGCGCACGTTGCACAAGCCGCCATTTATAATTACGCGCTGAACGTGACGCCATCGATCTGCTACATAGCTGATCACGATGCTGTAATGTTTACGCCATTCAACTGTGACGAATTGAAAGCTGATGCACTGGCATATGCTGTGGAAGATATGCGGCAAAAGGCACTGATCCGGCAAAACCTGTTGCGGGTTAGCACCGATCCAAAAGTGCTGGCCAGCTTCACCGATCCAGACTGGTCGCATATGTACCAGTGGAAAATAGAAGATGAATATTTAGAAAAGGCGAAAAAATTATGGAAGCTGTAAAACTCGACAAAGCATTAAGCGATTTCCGCAGTGCGGCAACCGTTGGCAAATCTGGCAAAAACCCGATGTTCAAAAGCCAATATAGCACTTTGGGTGATGTGCTATCTGCGCTAAACAGCATCGCTGACTATGGTTTGGCCTTTAAGCAGTATTTCAGTGACGATTGCTTGGTTACTATGGTGTCGCATATTGAGACCGGCGAAAAGTTCACCAGTGCTATCCCGATCCGGCCAGAAAAGAACACACCGCAATCGTACATTAGTTGCGTGACATATCTGCGTCGCGCCAGTTTAATGACTATGTTCGGATTGAATGCAGACGATGATGATGGTAATTTAGCCAGTGGCAGTGGCGCGTTTTCCTCCCGTTCGCGGCCTAGCCATAAGGCACCGGCAGTCGAACCCACTTCGGCTGTCGGTGCCGCCTTTCCCAACATTGATGAAGAATTGCAGAAATGCAATAGCGTGCGTGATGTCAGCGCACTTTACACACGTTTGTCTGGCCAACGTGATCTGACGCCAGATGAAATTGATCAAATGCGTAAAAGAAAAGAGGAATTGCAATGAGTGATTATGACGACACAAATCGGGGCGCGATTTTTAAAAACGACAACAAAACCGCTGACAGCAATCAGCCGGACTACACCGGCAAGATCAATGTCGATGGTGTTGAAAAGCGCATAGCATTGTGGATACGCGAAAGCAAAGCTGGCAACAAATATATGTCAGCCGCTATCAGCGACCCACAGCCAGCGCAAAGCCAGCCGCAGGGCCAGCCAGTAACATTGGCACAAGCGATCGATGATGCGATCCCGTTCTAAACCAAAACCAACACGCCGGATGCCGCGCCTAGAGCGTTGCATCTGGTGTGAAAAAAACGTGGATTTAAACGGCCACGATTATGTCTGTGACGGTAGCAAACACGTTTTGCACGTCAACTGTTTTAATGAAAGATTAGGTATCATAAATGAAAATCGACAAAAACATACCTCTGCCACCTAGACGGCACGCAATTAGGTCAAAAGCAATCGCTTTTGTTGACACGATGCAAGCTGGTGATAGCGTGCTATTCGATGATGTGCTGGATGCTAACAGATTGCGTGATGCGTTGCGCTATCGGGGCATCAAGACATCAATTCGCAAAGGTGATGATGGGGTGCGGGTATGGCGTTTATCTTAAAAGTGCCGACGAAAGAGGAAATTAAAGCCGCTTTGGAAATCCCAAAAGCAACCCCGCCACTTGACCGGCTAGGTCGGCGCAATACAGCAACCACGCCAAAAGCGTTGCTGATCGAACGTGTAAAAAGAGAGCAGTCTTAACTGCTCTTTTTCGCTTTTATGCTATCGACTACACCACCGCCGAAATAAAAACCCAAAATGATCAGCATTGCATAATTGATGCTAAACTGTTCCATCACTTTCGTGACTGCATTAGGGTCGCCGGTGCCGCTGATTGTCATTGACAAAACTAGCACATAACTAGCCAGAAACGTAAAACCAAACATCAACGCCAAATATCTTTGCGCCAGCTTGAATGGTGCGTATGACTGCATCAACGCCACGCGCTGTTCAGTCTTTGCCTTTATTTCTTCTTCG